AAAGAATATGGATAGCAGCACCCACGCTTGACTTAGCTGATAAGATCATGCGTGAGGTCAAGATAGATGTTATCACTAAACTCAGGCTACCAATAGCATACAAGAAAGAAATCAGCGGAGCAGTCCACTACATGAAACTAGCAGGACTGAACTCAGAGATATCTGTAAAATCAGCAGACCGTCCAGAGACACTCGTAGGAGATGGTATAGATTGTTTGATCATAGAAGAAGCAGCAAAGATACGAAAGATAGTTTGGGAGCAATACCTCAGACCTACTCTAGCCGATAGACAAGGCTGGGCATTATTCACTACTACCCCAGAAGGATACAATTGGATATACGACCTCTGGCAACGTGGCAAGTCAGAAGAGTTCCCAGATTGGGAGTCTTGGCAACACCCATCAACAGAGTCTCCGTATTTCAAGGATGACATAGAAGAACTGAAGAAAACTTTAACCAGGGAAACATATGAGCAAGAATTCCTCGCACAATTTACATCATTTAGTGGTAGGGTCTTTCCGTATGACCGTACCGTACACACTAGAAAGCTCAAGTATAACCCAAATCTGCCCACATACTGTGGTATCGATTTCGGGTACAGGACAAGCGCAGCAGGATTCTTCCAAGTCGATTCAAGAAGAGACAAAGACAAAGTCTACTTGATTGATGAGGTATGGGAAGAGAATATCAAGACCGAAGACTTCGCAGACAAAATAAAAGCTAAGTCCTACCCAATAATACGACACTTTGGAGATCCTGCTGGTGGCGGAGTACAGGCCCAATCTGGAATTGGAGACATAGAGATATTCAAAAAGAAAGGCATACGCGTAGATTTTCGCAGAGACAAAGTATCCAGAAACATACCTAATGGTATCTCCCACATGAGGACCTGGTTCGAGGATGCAGCAGGAAATCCACATTTCTTCGTTGACAGCAAATGCAAACGATTCATATCTAGCTTTGAAAACTATCGCTATCCAGAAAAGAAAAAAGACCAAAGACTGAAGGAAGAGCCGTTGAAAGATGGTCTAAATGATCACGCCTGTGATGCGACTCGCTACCTATTCGTCAACCTTTTCCCTATACGTAGTAGAACCGCAGGAGTTATAGACTTTTAATGATTATACAAGATTTATCAGAACAGATTATTATCGATAGCCTTTCGGACTATCTAAACAGAATAGAAACACAGCGCACAAAAGAGCGTGAGTACCTTCTAGATTTTTACGAAGGTATCAACATGGAAGAATACGTAGGAGAGTATTTTGGTTCAGAATCCCTACAACAGGTTCCGCTATTCTCACAAAACTTAACCAAAAGAGTTTGCAAAGCCAGGGCGCAAAGTTACCGAAGACCACCGCGTATGAATGTGGACAGTAGGTATGTTGACCTTGCGGATATGCAAGATCTCAATACCAAACGTAGACAGCTAGAGCAATTGACTTTCCTATTAGGAACCATGGCTTTTCGTAGTGTTTGGAACCCCAGAAAGAATATGGTCGAGTATGAGCTATTGCCATTCTTTGAGCCACTATTCTTACCTGGAGAGAAAAAGCCGTTTGGAGTAGTCTACGCACTTGAGAACGAAGGTATGTCTCGTCTTAGCTCCCAAGAGTTTGTCGTTTGGACAGAAGAACGCGATGGGATGCCAGGCAGACACTTCGGTATCAATGCCGATGGAGAAAAAGTATCGTTCAACGAAGGCGATATCAATCCCTACGGTATCATCCCAGTATGCTTTGCTCACAGGTATCAACCTATTAGAGACTTTTACGTCGGTGGTGCAGAGGACGTGGTCCGAGCAGACCTAGCTCTTTCAGTAGCAGCTATGGAAATATCCCTGTGTATCAGACTTGGTGCGATTGGTGTCAAGTTTGTTACAGGTGTAGATGATAGATCTCGCATCAGTTTAGGAGTAGATAAAATTATTTATTTGCCAGAGGGAGCAAATTTTGGCGTGACGGGACCTAGTGCCGATATCAATCAGCTTATCAATGGTGCAAAGTTCTTAATAGAGCAAACCCTTAACAATAATCAACTTCGCGTAAAGTTCATAGATTCACACGGTAACGCAGAATCAGCAGAAGCATTACGCATCCAAGAGATTGAGAATCACCAAGAGGTGCAGAACAACATTGAGGACATATGGCGTAAGTGGGAAGCGGATAGATACGCAATTGACCGCAGAATCATAGAAGTGCAAACAGGGCAGAATCTAAATCCAGAGATGATGGTAGACTTTGAAGAGCCTCAGATACTATCTCCATCAGAAGAGCGTGAGATGTATACTTGGTTATTCCAGAACAAACTTGCCACACGCCAATCATATTTACTACTTAAGAATCCAGATTTACTTCCAGAGGATGCACAAAAGCTTTTACAGGAAGTAGACGAAGCCGAAGGACAGCCAAATAGATTGCTCAATAGACTGCAAAGCTAATGGCCCTAGATCAAACTATCGATAGTGCTGTCGAAGAGTTCAACAAAAGCCTCACAGAAGCACAAGACCTTTTCATAGAAGATGTTAACCAGTTGCAAGAGGAAGGTCTAAGCACAGAAGAAATCCTTTTGATTTTAGCTGGTATCTCCATGGCAGATTACTGGTTACAAGATTTACAAATGCAGAAAGCTATCACAAGACTGATGGGTAGCTTTGATACCTTGCTTGATGATGCAGTATTCTTTGGCAAGGTCACAGAGAATCAATTGTTCGCATTGCGCAGTATGCAGGAAGCCTCTATCCTGCGTTACACTACAGACCTTGGAGACAGAATCAGATTATCATTGGTGCAGGGTGTATTGCAAAAGATGCCCAAGGCAGACATCAGACAAATGCTATTGCAAGACCTATCTATCAAACCATATCAAGTCAACACTATCATAGAGACTTCTATGGCCACCTATTCTAGATCACTTACGCTATTGCAGCTTGAAGACAGTCCAGAACAAACATTGATCTATCAAGGACCACTAGACTCTAAGACTAGACCTGTATGCATACGAATGCTTAAGGAAGGTGGGATGACACAGAATCAAGTAGAGGCTAAATATCCAGGTGCATTGCGTGACGGAGGCGGATTCAATTGTAGGCATCAATGGGTTCCATTGTCATCTAAAACGCGAAATAAGGATATACAGCAAAGAGCTAAAGTTGCATATCAAGGAATGATGGATAAAGCCAAAAGAAAAGGCAGAGCATTCAAAATACCAAAAACATTGGAGCAATACTATCGTGATTAGCCTAGCAAAGATTTTTAAGTTTTCTGCCGTATTTTTTAATGCATTAGGGCAGAACGTTGTAAAGGCTCATGTTCGTCATGTTAGACAATTAAAAAAAAGCCATACTGGGAAAAGGTTTCCACCTTATCTTAAGCCAAAAAGAAAGCAAGGCAAAAGAGGTCCATTAAAGCCTAAAATGAGTTATAAAGAAAAAAAAGGCCTAGGCATAGCTGCTCCAAATCAAATTAGCCGTAGTGAAGTCCCAGACTTAACACTTACTGGTGATATGCTTAACTCTATGAGATTAATTGTAGCAGAACCTAATGGATTTAGTTATGGCATAACTGACCCAAAACAGGCAGAAAAGCTTGAGCGTAATCAAGCAGGTATTTTTGGTAAAAGAAAAAATACACAGAAAAAAAGAATTATATCTTCAAAGAATCATCCTATACCTCCAGATGTTAGAAAGATGATAGGAAAAGAAATGTCAAAGCAGATCGTGAGACAAATTTCAAAAGAAATACGATCACAAGGTATGGGCGTAAAGGTATATGAAATCTAAACAAAAAGGACAATCATGGACAAAGATGCAAAAGTCGAGCAGACCGCTCAACCCTTAGAACAGGGCGAAGTTCAAGAAAACACCGACACTAACGCAGAAGTCGGCAGTTTAATCGCAGATGCGAAAAGATACAGAAAGCGTAGTCAAGAAGCAGAAGCCAAGCTAAATGAATTGCAAACTAAGCTAAATGAGCAAGAAGAAGAAAGAATGCAGAAAAACTCAGAATGGCAAGAGTTGGCAGCAAAGTATAAGTCAGAACGGGACGAGTACAAAGCAATGGCGGATGAAGGCACTAAGATCAAAGAGGCTGTTAGAAGTAACCTTCTAGAGCAACTTGATGATGAAGACCGTGAATTTGCAATAGACTTACCAACTGAAAAGTTGCAAAAGTTTGTAAATAGAACGGTAAAAACAAAAGTAAACACTAATGAATCTTATTCCGCGCCTATGCCAGATTCTAAGGTGAATCCATTTAAGGATATGACCAAAGACCAAAGGCAAAGCAATTGGACTAAGGTTCTCCAGAATTACGTTAGAAAATAGCGTAGAAGGGAAATATCATGGCATTAAGTGAAAATTTTTCTGGTGCTTCGATTACTACCACTACTGCCGCTAATTTTATTCCCGAGATTTGGACTGACGGTGTAAAGAATTACTTAGAACGCGCTCTTGTATTTGAGCAAGTTGTTGATTCTTCGCTAAACGGTCTAGTCAAGGGTAGAGGAGATGTGTTCCACATCCCAAAATTAGCAGAAGCAAGTGATGCAGCGAAGTCCGCAGAAACTCTTGTCACATACTCAGCTTCAACTCACGGAGAAGCTCAATTAACAATCAATCAGCATCGTTACGTTGCGAAGCTTATCGAAGACATAGCAAACGTACAGGCTACTCCTGGACTTTTTGAGAAAGAAGTTAGTACGATGGCATATGCGTTAGCTAAGACCTACGATGCATTCATTGAGTCTAAGATCGAAGCAGCTACCACCAACTCAACTGCATTAGCAGCTGACAACGTCATTACTGCAGCAGAATTGCGCGGCGGGATGAAGACTTTGATGGAAGCAGACGTTCCAATTCAAGAATGTAACTTGATTGTAAGTCCAGCTCTTTACTCAGCATTACTCGGAATTTCGGATTTTGTGGATGCCAGTAAAATAGGATCTGGTCAAGCTCCAACATACAATGGCCAGATTGGTTTATTGTATGGCATGAACGTACTAACTAGTACCGTTATGGGTGCAGCAACAGATACTGGCGTGGAGGTAGGATACATTGTACATCCTTCAGCCGTTTCAGTTGCAAGACAGCTAGAACCAAGAGTACAGACAGAGTACTCTGTTGACTTTTTAGGCAACAAAGTCGTTTCTGATATGCTCTACGGTGCAGTTACAGTTTTTGAAGGTCGTATTCAAGAGTTCAAAAATCCGTAACAACTAAACATCTTGTGGGGGTATTCATTTACCCCCACTTGGGATAACATATGTATATAACACACGATTATCAATGTAACAAATGCAAAGCTATCTTTGAAGCAATGCTCTTGAAAGACGAGAAAGCAGTCTGCTATTGCGGTTCTAAGGACGTTAAAAGGCTGATGAGCGCACCTTTGTTTGAATTGAAGGGTAATGATTGGCCTGGAAAAGAAAACAAGGCACAGAGCGATTGCCGTAGGATGGCG